GATTCAGTATTGATACAGTATATATACAGTATGGATACACATACGCAAGAAGAAGAAGAAGAAGAACAAGAAGAAGAACAAGAAAAAGAACAAGTTGATAGTAAAACTTTGTTTTTAGATAAAATTGAACCATTTAAAAATTTATTAGGGGAATCATACCAAGAATTTATTGATTATTGGTGCGAATCGTCAAAAAGTGGTAAATTACGTTATCAATCAGAAAAATTTTTTGAACCGAAGCGTCGCGTTAATACGTGGCTTCAAAACAAATTAAAGTATGGAAATACAAAAAATACTGACGCAACCGCTGCAAGTCGCAAAAGAATGCAAGACTTACAAAATTGGGTTAATAGCTAACGAAGACCTGCCAATTGTTGAAGCTTTCAAAGGCGACAAATTAAACTTAGTTTCGCCTGTAACATTAAGGGAAAACTTAGCTTACATTTTTACTTTGATAGGTTTGACCCGTTTGCCGGACAAAATGGAATTGGAAGTTATTGAAGATTACATTCGTACAACTTACCCTTATTTCACAGTACAGGAAATGCGAATTGCTTTTAAAATGGCAGTTCAGGGACGTTTAGATTGCAATACAGACCATTACGAGAAGTTTTCGCCTAAATATATATCCCAAATTTTAAACGCCTACAAAGTGAAAGCAAACGAAATTCGCCGTAATATACCCCCACCGCCCGAACCGCCTGCAAAACAATTGACAGACGAAGAAATTGTTGAATTTACAAAAAATGAATGGTTGACCGGTAAGCGCGAAGACTTCAATCGTGTTTTTAATGCTGACAAAGTTTTTGGAATCCTTTTAAAACAGGGGAAATTAAAGTTTACCAAAGAACAAATTTTAGAAACGATTAAAGTTGTACGTGAAGACAATTTATACAGGCTTAACCGATTAAGTCCAATTGAAGCCAAAGAGTTCATCAAAAGAATAAAAAACGAAGACTATATTGAATCACAATGTAAAAAATTAGCATTAGTTAAATACTTTGAAAATTTATCAAATTAAATACAGACATTTTGGAACTTTAAAATATTGCTATACAGACAATTTTATTGACTTTTACGCAAATTACCCTGAAGTTAAAATAAAAGAAAACAGGTTATTATTTAAAAAAGAATTTTATGAAAAAGTGCAACAAGTGCAAACAGAACTTGGATTGGGACAAATTCAGGAAGGACAGGCGAAACGCTGACGGATATTATGGTTATTGTAAAGTATGCAGTAAAGAAAAACAAGACCAATACAAAAACAAAATTAAAGAAGGAACTATAAAAGCTTTTTAAATGGACATAACCGCAAATGAACTTACGAAATGGGCGAAAAAAAACCTTGAATATGTGGGTTACCGATTAAACAGGGTAAACAATATTCCATTTGGAAAACGTAAAGGGACAATTCAAAAAGGGTGGGCTGATTTACAAGGCTACACCGAAAATGGTATTTATGTGGCGGTTGAAGTCAAAAAGTTAGGGGATAAACTAAGCGAAGAACAAAAAGAACGATTAAAAGATATTTTTCAATGTGGGGGGATTGTTTATATTTGTACAGAAGTGGAAAACAAACCTGCTTTAATTGAATGGTCAAAAATAAAATTTTAGCTGAATTTTGGGACTTAAAAGAAGTCAACGAAGCATTTGCTAAAATGCAACCGGAAGAATTGCAGTATGACCTTAAAGCAGAAGTTTTTTTAGTTCTTTGCGAAATGGAAGAACAGAAGTTAATTGGATTATATGAAAGGAATGAATTAAAATTTTATATTGTGCGTACAATGTTAAATATGATTAAAAGTGACAGAAGTAATTTTTACAAGAATTACCGAAACCATATTGAATTTGTACCAACTGAAATAAATAAAGAAATTCAACGTTTAAATACAGAACCAACGGATTTGATTGATAAACTTGAACAAAACTTGGAAGGGTTGCATTGGTATAATAAGGAAATATTGAAACTTTATGCAATTGACTTTAAAAAGAACGCAAAAGAATTAAGCAGAAAAACAGGGATTCCTTATATGTCAATTGTAAGAACTATAAATAAAACCAAAAAACAAATGAAACAAAATATAAGAAAATGATTTTATCAATTTTAACCGCCGTCTGTGCATCACTATTTATTAACGATATACATAACCTTCCCTATAAATGGAAAGCGAATTTCAAGCCATTTAATTGCGGAAGTTGCTTGGCTGCGTGGCTTGCACCAATACACTATTTCGCACCTGAACTAATACAAAATATTACTTCGTGCATATTTATTGCAGGATTTGTAGCGCCAATTATTTCAAAATTAATATGGAATTTATGGAAATAAAACAAGAACACCGCGATTTTTTAGACGCTAATATTGGCAATTATGAAAGCGCGCAAAATGGATATATTAGAAATTTGGATTTACCCGAACTTCAAATGTACGAACATATTTACCGTTTATATTTAGACCCAAACTTTTTATTGTCTGTTTGGTGTGGCGCTTGTAAGTTTGAAATGATAATGCGTTTATATAATTGGTATGTTGCACAACCTAAACCAACAGAAAATATTGAAGGGAATTATTTTTATGAAACACCTGTTGAAATAGTTTTAAACCAACAACCAAAAAAACGCGGACGTAAACCCAAAACAAATGGCTAATTTTATACACCCAACCGCCATAATTGGCGACAACGTTGAATTAGGCGACAACAATTACATTGGCGCTTATTGTATCATTGGCGACCCCGCTGAACATAAAAAATATTGGGGTCAACCAAAAGGCAAAGTTATAATTGGTAACGGTAATATGATAACAGGTTTAGTTACTATTGACGCCGGAACTGAAGACCCGACCATTATTGAAAACAATTGTTTCATAATGAAACACGCGCACATTGGTCACGATTGCAGAATTATGAATGACGTGACGATTAGTTGCGGCGCAAAGATTGGCGGGCATTCTGTAATTGGCGAACGTTCAAACATTGGATTGAATGCAGTATTACACCAATTCAGCATAATCAAAAAGGGTTGTATGATTGGTGCAAGCGCTTTTTTCAAAGGCGAATCAGAACAGGAAATGAAATATGCCGGCGTGCCTGCGCGCAAGCTTGGTTCAAATATAAGAAAATGAATATAGCCGTAATTTTACTAAACCTAAACAGAAACCATTTAGCAAAACGCGTTGTTGACCAAAATTTTAAAAATTCAGGTTACAATGCGGATTGTTTTTTGGTTGACAATGGAAGCGACGAAGTTCCTTATGATTTATACAATTGGACGAACTGCAATGTTTCAACAAAGAAACGCGGAATTGCCGCAGGTGTAAACGCAGGTTTAAGTATGACACGCGCATACGACGGCGTTTGTATTTTAGCAAACGATATATTGCTTCCTGAAAATTGGCTTTTAAAATGGGTTAATTATTCAAACCTAATACCAAAGACGGGAATTATTGGGATTCATTGTGTTGAAAATTTGCCGCCATTAACCGACGGAGTGCATAAAGTGCATACACCATTTGGCGACAATTACCTTACAAGGGAATTAATTGATACAATTGGGGGTTACAATTTAGAATATGACCCTTATGGAATGCAAGACAGGGATTATGCAGAACGTGCAACCATTGCAGGATTTACAAATTACTATTTACCGGATTTGCGTTCTGAACACATAGGTCACGACGTCGGTAATAATACAGAATATACACAAATGAAAGACGAAAGCTTGCAACGTGCGCAGGCAGTTTGGGAAAAATACCAACCAATTTACCATATAGAAAAAAATATTTATGCGAATTTTAGCAATAACAAGTAACAAAAGCGGGGTTGGTTACCATAGAATCATTATGCCAATAGTCAATATGCAAAAAGATTATTGTTTAATGACCGATACATTAAGCGAAGAAACATTTGAAGGCAATTATGATATTGTGGTTATGAATAGAATGTTAGCCAATATAACGCCTGAACAAATGGACGCTTGGCGTATGAAATACGGTTTTAAATTAGTTGTTGACAACGACGATTTTTGGCATTTAGACCCTTCGCATATTTTGTACGAACGTTATATTCTAAATGATATACCGCAACAGATTATAAATTGGGTACGTATTGCAGACCTTTGCACAGTAACGCACGAAAGATTAGCTGAAGAAATAAAGCCATATAATTCAAATGTTGAAATATTGCCAAATGCTATTCCATACGGCGAAGAACAATTCAAAGATTTTAAAAAGGATTCAGACCTTATTCGTTTATTTTGGTCAGGTTCAGGTACACACGGAAAAGACTTGGAAATTTTAAGAAATCCAATGAAGCGTATAAATTTTCCCGTTCGTACAGTAATTGCCGGATATAATGAAACCGAAAAACCAATTTGGGACGGTATGATTTGCGCCTTCACTAACGGGTTAAAATTAAACCCTACAATTTACAATTATAACGAAGTGACTTCATATATGGCAGCATATGCGGATTCAGACATTTCATTGATTCCTTTGATTGATTCCAAGTTTAATGCAATGAAGTCTAATTTGAAGGTACTTGAAACGGCGGCAAAGAAGAACCCCGCAATTGTAAGTAACGTACACCCTTATAAGGGTTTTTATCCTGCCTGTCACGTCAACAGTCAAAAAGATTGGTATTATTGGATTAAACTATTGACCAAAGACAAAGACGCACGCAAACACTACGGAAACGCTTTGTATGACTATTGCAATAAGAACTTTAATTTACACGAAGTAAACAAACAAAGATTCGCTATTTATAGTAAACTAATAGGAAATGCCGGTAATTAAATGTTCAAATGGAAAATATAGAATTGGGTCAGGCGCTTGCATATACGACACAGAAGAAAAAGCAACCAAAGTTTGGCAGGCAATATTAGCTTCAGGCGCTTATGCAGCCGACGAAAACAAAGTTTCAATTGACTTTGACGATACATTGGACACAGAACGCGGCAAAGCATTAGCAAAAAGACTAATTGCAGAAGGTAAAACAGTTTACATTGTTACAAGACGCCAACAAAGCGCAAGCGAAGAAGTTTATAAAGTTGCGGACGAATTAGGCATTCCAAAAAGCAGGGTTAAATTTACAAATGGTTCTTATAAGTGGGAAACCATTAAACACTACGGAATTGGCACACATTATGACAACAATTCCCGTGAAATAGAATTGATTAATTCTAAAACGACCGCAAAGGGGGTAAAATTCGCGTTTCAGGATTCATACAACGATTATCCCAAAGCTGCACTATTAAACGCCGAAAAAGCGCTTAATTTGCGAAATGAATATAATTTAGACTGCGGAACGCCTGTTGGTTGGGCGCGCGCAAACCAATTAGCCAATAATGAACCTATTTCACGCGACACAATTGCAAGAATGGCGTCTTTTGAAAGGCACAGACAAAATTCTAAGGGCGACCCGAAAAAAGATTGCGGCGCTTTAATGTGGTTGGCGTGGGGTGGCAACGAAGGGATTGAATGGGCGCAAAAGAAGCTTAAACAAATTGATGAAGAAGCACGTTAAAATTTACCTTGATTACTTCGGTTACGGAATAGAAGATTTTATTGCGTGCGAAGTATGCGGAAAAAAGGCGGTTGACATACACCATATTGACGCGCGGGGAATGGGGGGAACGAAGAACGAAGATACAATTGACAATTTGCAGGCATTATGCCGCCAATGTCACTTGGTTATGGGCGATACAAAAACACATTATCAATATTTAAAGGACATTCATAACAAAGTATTAAATGGCAAAAGTTAAGTCAGACAGTCGCAAAGTATCATTCGGAAAAAGAAAGTGCGGACACGCAAAAAAGTCTTATAATAAACACAGTCCCAAACCAAAAGCATACAGGGGTCAGGGAAGATAAAACAAAGGTATTACAATGGCAAAGGCAACCAAACAACCACACGGGGGAACTTTAAACATATTGCAGAAAGGCGAAACGGCAAACCCGAACGGAAGACCGCGCAAATACGTTAGTCTGTTAAAAGAACAAGGTTACAAATTAGCCGAAATAAACGATTCAATTCAGGCACTTATGTCAATGACACCAAAAGAATTGGAAGCCGTGACAAAAAACCCTGACGCGACAGTTCTTGAAATGACAGTTGCAAAGGCAATCATAAAGTCAATGAATAACGGAAGTCTTTATTCAATGGACACTTTACTTTCACGCGTTTACGGTAAACCAAAAGAACAGGTTGACGTTCAACAGGATACAAAGATTGAAGTCGTATTTGTTGACGGCAAAACCATTTTGTAATATAAACGGCGTATCTTTACATTATGCGCATTGAGTTACCAACCCCACATATTAACCAAAGACAAATATTAGAATCGGATAAACGATTTATTGTCGTTATGTGCGGACGTCGTTTCGGTAAGTCTGAATTGTCGCAAATATTAATAATTAAAGAAGCATTAAAAGGCGGTCAGGTTGCATACGTTACGCCGACATACGGATTGGCGCAAGTATTCTTTGAACGATTGGCGAAAGTGCTTCCATTTAAAAACAATATTTCAAAGCTTAAAATATATTGTCCCAACGAAGGGTCAATTGAATTTTTCACAGGGGAACGATTAGACAATTTACGCGGACGCAAATTCCATTTGGTTATTATTGACGAAGCTGCGTTTATTTCAGATTTGGAAGACGGTTGGAATAATAGCATTCGCCCAACGCTGACCGATTACGAAGGACGTGCGGTTTTCCTTTCAACCCCACGCGGGAAGAACTTTTTTTATTCCCTGTTTATGAAGCAAGGCGAAAACGATTGGCAAAGCTTCAAATTTAGCACATACGACAACCCGCATATAAACCCCCGTGAAATTGACGAAGCACGAATACAGTTGCCGGAAGTTGTATTTAATCAGGAATATTTAGCAGACCCCGCAGAAAATAGTGCCAACCCTTTTGGGAACGCATTTATCAAACGCTGCATAAAACCTATTTCAGCGCAACCGATTGTTTGTTACGGGATTGACCTTGCGAAGTCTGTTGACTTTACAGTTATCGTTGGTTTGGATAATGCCGGAAATGTAGCTTATTTTGACCGCTTCCAATTGGATTGGCATAATACCAAAGAAACAATAAAAAGGTTGCCGCCTGCGCCTATAATCGTGGATTCAACGGGTGTTGGCGACCCTATATTAGAAGACTTGCTTCGTGAAGGGGTAAATATAGAAGGTTTGAAGTTTACAAGTCAGTCAAAGCAGCAATTAATGGAAGGTTTAGCTTCAGCCATTCAACAGGGACGAATCGGATTCCCTGAAGGGGTTATTGTGGACGAATTAGACGTGTTTGAATATCAGTTTACGGCAAATGGCGTTAGGTATTCAGCACCTTCAGGATTTCACGACGACTGCGTTATGGCATTGGCTTTGGCTTGGCAAAACCATAATATAAAGCGCGGTTCAGGGCGTTACGCCTTTGCTTAACAATCATAATCGGTTCAGTTATCAATCAATTATGACTCGTTTATGACCGATATTCGGTTCTTTTATGACAGATATACCGTTTATCCTTATTATTTACCGTTCATCACATTTTTCAAAAAAAGATTAAAAAAGATTTGGTTGGTAATGTGTAGAAGGTGTATATTTGTGTTAACAAAAGCAAATAACAATGACAACTTTAACTACACAAATGACAATCGGTTTTAAATTCCAAGTAAACGGAAAAAATTTCACAAAGTTAGTATGTAACAGAAACAGATTCGTTGACATTACTTTGGTTAACGATTTATACAACGTGAAAGCTTACACTTTGAAAGGAATTAACGAAACAAAAGTTTCTGAATTAAATGGTATCTTTATTGAAGATTTACAAAAAGCAATCGTAACAACTTACAACGCATAATTTGGTCGCAGGGGTGCGACTGCTAAACGCACATTTTAAAACCTTAACTTATGGCAAACAAATTAAAAACACCACAGGAAAAACATTTGGAATTATTAGCTGAACGTCAAAAGCAATACGCAAAAGAATCATTGGGTATGGGTTGGTTCTTCGCTATTATTACGGCGGCTTTATTGTTAACCGCTTTAATTGAAAACTTATAATATGCCATTTTCAACTTGCTGCGGTGCGCATACCAATTTTCCCGAAATAGACATTTGCCCTGATTGCTTAGAACATTGTGATTGGGAAGACGAAGACGAAGAAGAATTGGAAGCTGACCAAGAAACAGAAAACAAAATTGACCAAGCTAAAATTGATTCAAATGCCTAAATACTACGAATTAAAACAGACGACTTTAATGGAATTGGAAATTGAAGGTTTGATTGAAAAAATTAAAAAACTTGAAATTACAATAGGAATTAAAGAACAGGAAATAAAACAATTAAAAATGCGTATCTTAGCAATGGCAGACATTAACCAATAATATTGTCCCCGTCCAATTCAACAATCATTTTTAAACAGGGGTGTTTAAGTTATGTCACGGGCGGGGATATTTTAAAAGCTTATAACAATGATAACAAACTTTGAATTCCTGACAAAGGAAATGACCGACGAAGAAAAAAAGTTAGTGCCTATCCTAATAAAAGGATTTAACACGAAGACAAAAGACAACCCAATTAAAGCGCCTGAAATAGTACAGGCAATCAATGATAAACGCGAAAGTTTAGGTTTGAAATCTAATTTTTCAGAAGTTAGGTTGCGTAAAATTGTTAACTTTATACGTGCAGAAGGGATTTTGCCGCTAATAGCTACGTCAAACGGTTACTATTGCAGCAAAGACAAAGAAGAAATTAAAAGTCAAATTGAAAGTTTAACACAACGCGCAGACGCAATAATGTCAAGTGCTAACGGATTAAATAAATTTTTATGATAACTGTTTTAATATCAATAACAAGTTGGGAATTGGCAAAATGGCTATTTTATAAAATTGCAAATAAATAATATATGAATGAACTGAACGAACTTCGCGAATGGGTTTGGTCACAATGTTTGACAGGTCAACCTTTTTCCTGTGCAGACGTTATAAATAAGATTGACGAAATGTTGGAATCTGACACAGATATTGAAGAACTTTTATTAACTTCGTTTTATGAAATGGAATAATTTAACCCTTTGGCAGTACCAACAATTAATGCCTATAATTACCAACCCGAATAAGGATTGGACGGAATTGGACAAAGAAGTAAAATTATTGTCCGTAATTACAGGATTGACAGAATATCAGATTGACAGTTTAACGATTGAAGATTTAAAAGAACTGCGCAAAGATTTAGCTTTTTTAGACGAACCAATTGAAGGGAAGCCGGTTGACTTTATTGTTATCAATGGCAGGCGTTACCGTATGAATTACGATATTAAAAATATGCCGGCGGCGCGTTACATTGAAAGCAAGGTTTTCAGCAAAGATACATTGGCAAACCTGCACAAAATAGCTGCGTCAATGGTTATTCCGCAAAAAAAGACTTGGTTTGGCAAATGGGTTGACGACAAATACGACGCGAGCAAACACGAAGATTATGCTGCGGATATGCAGGAAGCTAATTTTATACACGTTTATCATTCGTTGGTTTTTTTTTATCAAGTATACAGAAATTGGATAGAAGTTTCGCGGGATTATATGATTCGGGAAATGACGACGACGGGAATGACGACAGAACAGGCGGCGGCGGTGGTTCAGCTTTTATGCGAATCTACGGGTGGCATTATACCGCCAAACTTGTTGCCGAACACCAAAATATCAGAACTTCAGAAGCTTTTGAAATAAAGACTTTGGAATTTTTGAATACAATGGCTTATATGAAAGCAAAGAATTCACACGACCGTGAAGAAATGAAGCGGTTAAAATAAGGCAGTTGGTTTTTATTGTTATAAGCAAAAGGAAGAAGACCCCGTTTTTTAGCGGGGTTTTTCTATTGGCGGTATTTAGATTTATTTTGGCTATTTATAGGTATGAGTGAAGCAAAAGCACAGGCAGTCTTTTTAAGGGAAAAATATTTAAAAGAAATTGGCGACTATTATAATTTAATTGACCCGACTGAATATCCTATTGCTGAACAAATGTTAATGTATTACGGGAAGGTTTTTAATGATACGGTTCAGGCTAACTTAGACAAAAGCGGTTCAATTGCTTCGGGTAAAATTGGGGATTTGGCAGTTCCAAAGGTTAAAAAGTTTGGGAATAACTATGAAATGCAGTTAGGATATGACCCAAAAAACCCTGCTTCGGTTTATTATAGGTTCGTAAATAAGGGGGTTCGTGGTGCAGGCGGGGAAAATGCAAGACCTAAAAAAGTGTCTTCAGATTCGCCTTACCAATTTAAAACACAGTTCCCAAATGAAAAAATGGCTAAGTCTATTTTGGAATGGTATAAATTAGGCAAAGTAAAAGCACGTACAGATTCACAAAAAAAGAATCTAAGCGCAACACAGACAAAGAATAGAAGATTAAAACAAGTCGCAAGTAAGCCATTGACATTAATGCAGGTGGCATATAGAACGGCGGCGGCAATTAAAAGGGACGGTTTAAAGTCAACTAAATTCTTTGATAATGCAATTAAAACTGTATTTAATAAAGATTTTTTTGAAACAATGGCTTCGGCTTTTGGCGGGGATATTCAATTACAAATTAGACAAATTGGAAATAAAATAGAAGAAAGTAATGGCAATAACAGTAAATAGTGTACCGGCTACATATCCAAGTATGCACGACGACCTTTGGTTTGTGGCTTCTTCAACAAATGTTGGGGTTACAAACTTTAAATTCGTTTATGACGTTTATATTAACGGCACACAGGTAAGCAGAAACAAAGTATTCCCTGCGCCAAGTGCAGAAGGAAGTTATGGCGTATTTAACGCGTCGCCAATGGTGCGCGCATACGTGACGAACTATTTTGAACCGTCCGGAAATACGGTTTTAATGGCTTCAAATGACAAAATAAAGATTGATTATCAAGTACGTATTGGCGAAGAAGTAAGCGGAACTGTGACACCTAATTTGGCTTCAGGTTCTTATTCTGCGTATAACTATTACGCGCCATTATTCGGGGATATATTCACAGAAAACGGCGAAGTACCTTTGGTATTGTCTAATTATTACGACAATTTATTGATTGAAAACTATACGGACGATTGGTTAAGTGACCGCGACAATTCAGATATAACGATTGAATACGGCGACCAATTTTTTATTACTTTCTTAAAGATTACAGGCGGGACATATAAACTTTGGGTTCAGCCTACAAATGAAGACGGAAGTTTTGGAACTGCGGTTAGTGGGGGAATTACAATGACAGGTCAATTCAATTTATTTAATTTTCAGGCAGCGGCAATAAACCAATGGGCAGGTTCTGAAATTATAACACAAAACACATACGGTTATAATGTTTATATTTCGCTTGGCGCAGCAACCACAAGGGTATTACGATTCAAACAAGTATGTAACCCTAAGTATAGACAGTATAACCTTCACTTTCTCAATAGACTTGGTGGATATGATACAATGGCATTCAGATTGGTCAACAAACGAAGAAGTGAATTTCAACGTTCTTCATACAGACGTAACCCGTATCAATTATCAAATGGTACAATGACCAATATTGACACGTATAATAAATACAATGAAACAACTTATAACTTCGCAATTCAACACACCGATTATTATATGTTGACTTCAGATTGGGTTAATGACCAAGATTACGCTTGGCTTGCTCAATTGATTGCGTCGCCTATTGTTTATATGGAAGTTCAAGGTGCATTTTTCCCTGTGACAATTAGAAATACAAACTATCAATATAAATACAAGGTTGCGGACAGATTATTTAATTTTGATTTAGAAGTTGAAGTTGGAAAATATTTAAACAGTCAGTACAGATAATGATTAGAACCGAAATATACATTGAAGACCAATTGATTGACTTATTAAAAGACATTGGAACTGACTTCACGTACACGATTGACGACGTGCGCGACTTCGGTTCAAGAAATACGTCTTTTAGTCGTACAATATCAATTCCTGCAACTGCACGAAATAATAAAATTTTGGGTTTTGCGTTTGAATTGGGAATGGCGCACGAACATAATATGGATTTACCTAACGTAAATACAAACTTTACACCGTCACAGGCGGCTAAGTGCGAAGTCTATATTGATAAAATACAGATATTTAAGGGCGTAATTAGAATACTTGAAATCATAACTAATAACGGTACAACAGAATATCAATGCGCCGTATTTGGGGAATTAGGCGGCTTTATTACTGAATTAGGAAATAAACGTTTGGAAGACTTGGATTTTAGCGAATATAACCACACTTGGAATGTAACGACAATACAAAACAGTTGGAATACAATAAACGGTTCAGGTTATTATTATCCATTAGTTGATTATGGCGACGTTTCAACAAATAAAGACGATTTCCACGTTAGTACATTTAGACCTGCATTATATGTAAAAGAATATATTCAGAAAATATTTGAAGGCACTTCTTATACTTTGAATTGTGACTTTTTTAATACTGATTTTTTTAAAAAGCTTATAATTCCAAACAATAGTCAGGGAATTCAGGGTACAAATGACCGTTTTATTCTTGCAACTATTGACGCAACTAAAACAATATTAAACAGTAACACACCAACCGCACGAAATATAAATGTACCTTTTGATTCTACGACTTTACTTAATTTTACGGAAAATGGAAGCAAGAGTATATTTACTTATACTGACGGTACAAAGACTGTGCGCGCGTTGGCTTCCATAACAGGAATTTATCAAACGGACGCTGCTTCGTCTATTACCGCAACTTTATATGTTGCAGGTATTGCAGTTCAAACATTGACACAAAATACATTTTCAGCAAATAATCCTTATACATTCAACTTTGATTGGACAGGAAATATTGCTAATACTAATACAGTTTATATTAATGTAAGTGTACCGGCAACTGCCAATACTTATATTGTGTCAGTTTCAAGTGCAAACTTTACTTTTACGCAATTAGCTGCGCAATTAGCAACTGTTGCTTATAATGGTACGGTTTCAATGAATAATAATTTGCCAAAAGGTATATTTCAAAAAGACTTCTTTTTGTCTGTTTGTAAAATGTTTAATTTATACGTTTATCAGGATAACATAAACGAAAAACAAATTAACATTGCGCCTTTTATTGATTTCTATTCTGACGCCGTGACAAATTCATTGGATTGGTCGCAGAAAATTGATATGTCAGGGTCAATGTCAATTAAACCAATGTCACAGTTGAATGCCCGTTATTATGCGTATAAATATACGCCTGACACAGATTATTTTAATGATAATTATTTGAAAAAATACGGTCAATCATACGGGGATTTTATTTATGATTCAGAATTTGATTTTGTAAAAGATACTGCTTCAACACAGATTATATTTGCGCCTTCAGCTTTGGTTTTACATTCAGGACAGGATAAATACCATACAAGTATTTACAAATTGTCTAATAATAATACACAGGAAGACCCAATGGATAGCGTTATTCGTGTTATAATGGCAAAGAAACTAACAGGTGTTTCTTCTTGGAAAATACAAAACGACGGTGGCGGTACATTGGCAAATATTACAAGTTATGGTTATGCGGGACACTTAGACGACCCAACGAATCCAACTGTTGACTTGAATTTTGGCGCACCTAAGGAATTACAATTTCCTGCGTCAATTTACCCAACAAATAACTTATTTAACACATATCATAAACCGTACATTTTAGAAATTACGGATATGGAATCTAAACTTTTAACGTGTCGCGTTTATTTGAATGCACTTGATATTTATAATTTAGATTTCAGCAAATATATTTGGATAAATGGCGTATTATTTAGATTGAACAAAGTTGAATCATACGACCCGACGACATTTAATACAACACAAATTAATTTACTTAAAGTAATAAATACGAATTAATGGCAGATGAAATAATTGGTATAAAAATAACCACAGACGCCGCGCAGGCAACACAGGACGTACAGAAATTAGATAATGCTTTTGAAGCTACCGACCAAACCGTTAAAGGTTTAAGAACACAATTAAAAGAAGCGGTTGCTAATGTTGCTTTAATGGCTGACAAATTTGGCGCGACTTCAAAAGAAGCTATTAATGCGGCTAAACGTGCGGCTGAATTAAAAGACAGAATTGGCGACGCAAAAGCATTGACTGACGCGTTTAATCCTGACGCAAAATTTAAAGCAGTTGCCGCTTCGTTATCAGGTGTTGCCGGTGGATTTAGTGCGCTTCAGGGTGCAATGGCATTATTTGGCGCAGAAAATAAAGACGTTGAAAAAGCTTTATTAAAAGTAAATGCTGCAATGGCTTTGTCGCAAGGTTTACAGGCAGTCGGCGAAAGCATTGATTCATTCAGACAATTAGGCGCGGTTATTAAAAGTACAACAGTTTATCAAGAAGCTAATAATGCAGCAACAAAAACGGCTGCGGCAGTTCAACGTGCTTTTGGTATTGCAACTGTTGAAACAAGTACAGGATTCAAAGTTTTAAAAGGTGCTATTGTTGCGACAGGTATTGGCGCATTAGTTGTTTTATTGGGTGCAGTAATAAATAACTTTGACGCAATTTCAGATTGGATTAAAAAAAGTCCATTAGGTGCATTGGCGAAAGGTGTTGGAAGTTTAGTTGAAGGATTTACTGACCTTATTGGTGTAACAAGTGAAGCAGAACGTAATTTAGCTAAATTATCAGTTGCTAATAAAAGAGCAAATGAAGATATTGAAAACAGAATTAAAGTATTAAAAGCGCAAGGCGGTTCTGAAGAAGAAATATATAAATTAAGTCAACAAAGAGTTAATAACGAACTTAATACTTTACGTGAAAGTTTAAAAACAAAGGGGAAATTAACAGAAGACGAAGCTAAACAATTCAGGGACTTAAAAACTGAACAATTAGTTTTAACAGGCGACTATCATAAAAAATCAGCTGAAGCAACTAAAAAAGCAGCTGAAGAAGCTAAGAAAAAGCAAGATGAAGTTAATAAACAAATTGTTGCAGATACAGATAAGGCAAATGATTTATTGCTTAAAATGCAAAATGAAAAAGCCATTGCTGAATTAAAAACACAGGAAGAAAAAGACCTTGCTTTATTAGCACAACAGGAAAAACAACAACTTGCAGAAGTAGACGCTTTAAAAGTAAATGAAGATTTAAAGGGTAAATTAAAGGCTGCTATTAAAGCAGATTACGACGCAAAAGAAACTGAATTAAAAGATAAACAAGCCAAAGACAAAGCAGAAAAAGACGCTGAAGCTTTAAAAGCTGAACAGGATTTTAATAGTAAAGTTTCTGAAATAAAAGCAAATGCAATTAAAGACGATACTGAACGTGCAGAAGCGCAACGTTTGGCAAAACTTGAAAAAGATTTAAAAGACTTAGATTCTGACAAAGAATTTTTAAAGAAATCTTTGACTGAACAAGCTGAAATTAAGAAGGCAATAATTGACGCGTCTGAATTAGAAGGTCAAAAATCTAAAAATGATATTATTGCAAAAGGCTTGCAAGACGAAGTTGCATTATTACAAGCGCAACAAAAAGGATTAACTGAAGATTCGGCGGCATATTGGAAGAATGTAAATGAAATTGAAGATAAGTCTTATCAGGCTAAACTTATTGCTGCAAAAGGTAACGCAAAAGAAATTGAAAAAATTGAAAAAGAACACGCTGCAAATAAAGAAGAAATTGCAAAACTTGAAAAAGAAGCGCAATTAAAGATAATAAAGCAACGTATTAATGATATACAAACATTCGGAAGTAATTTACAAGTAATTGCAGGTAAAAATAAAAAATTAGCAATTGCGGGATTATTGATTGAAAAAGCCGCAGCCGTTACAGACGTTGTTGTTAATACTGCAAAAGCTACAACAAAAGCAGTTGCTGCTTCGCCTTTAACATTAGGTTTGCCGTGGTCGGCTTTAATTGTGGCAAATGGTGTTTTACAGTCAGCTGCAATTATTAAGTCAGCGGTTGACGGTATTGCTGCAATTAATAGCGCGGGTAATTCTGCGGGAATTACTGAAAATTCTGAAATACCTTCAGGCGGTTCAGCACCTTCACTTTCAAGTCCTTCAGGTGGTGGCGGTGCAGTTCCCGATTTAGGTGGTGGCACTTCGCCGGATTTAGGCGGTGGTGGTGGCGGTGTAGGCGGCGGCGGTGGTGGTCAAACGCCAACAGTTCGTGCTTATGTTGTTGAACGTGATATTTCTGACGCACAAAGCCGTGACGCAGAAATTCAAAACCGCGCAAGATTCCAATAAACGATAAATATTAAAAATTAAACTATTTATGATTATGAATACTGAATTACCAATATATATGTTGGATATAACAGAAGACATTGAAGACGATTCACAGGTTGACTTCATTGCTTTGGTTGACCGTCCGGCAATCCAAAAGAATTGGAACGCATTTAATAAAACACAAAAATTTGAAATTGTTAACGAAGACCGTCGCATTATTTCAGGCGCTATTATGTTGGCTGACACGCCTATTTTTAGGAGTGACAGCACTTACGGTGATTATTATGTGGCTTTTAGTGCAGACACTATTCTTAAAATTGTACAAAAGTTTTTCAAAAAAGGATTTCAAAGCAATGTGAATTTAATGCACGATTCAAACGCACAATTTGAAGGCGTGACATTATTTGAAAGCTTTATTTCAGACCCTTCACGTGGAATTATGCCAATGAAAGGATTTGAAGACGCACCTGTTGGAAGTTGGTTTGGTTCAATGATTGTTGACAATAACGAAGCGTGGTCAAAGGTTAAAAACGGCGACATTGCAGGATTTAGCGTTGAAGGTTTATTTAACTACAAACCAAAAGAAGTAAATAAAGTTGCTTCAATGGTTGACGAAATCAAAAAAATATTGTCACAGGTTAAGTGATAAACATTTTATTTTTTAACTATATAATAAAAAAAGTATGAACGCACAGGAAGCGATTTTAAAAATCAAAGCTTTGTTTGAAGAAAACAACGCTGCGCCTGTTGAAGAAGTGAAAGCTGAAGAAACACCAATTGTTGAAGAAACAAAGGTTGAAATGGCTGAATATTCTTTAATGGACGGAACTAAGGTTGATATTACTGCCTTAGAAATTGGCGGTTCTGTAACTATGCCGGACGGTACACCTGCACCTGCGGGCGAACACCAATTAGCAGACGGAACTATGATTCAATTGGATGAAAACGGTATTATCATTGAAATTTCTGCAAAAGAAGAAGATGTAACATCGGAAGAAGAAGCTGCACCAATGCCTGAAGATATGGGCAAAGAAGCAGACAAAAAAATGCAAGAAATGGCTGAAGCATTTGAAGCACAAATTGCTGAATTAAAAGCAGCAAAAGAAGTTTCAGACGCTAAGGTTTTGGATTTAGAAAATAAGGTTAAGCAAGGATTTGCACAGGTAGCTGAATTAATAGAAGCACTTTCAATTACACCAAGCGCAGACCCAATTTCAAAACCAAATTCTTTTAATTCATTTATAAAAACAAATGATATTAAAGAAGAAAGACTTGCAAAATATAGAAACGCAATTTTAAACACTAAAAATTAATAACAATGGCATTTGATGTATCAGCATTAGCCGCATATACTGAGCAAAACGCTGCACAATTAGTGACGTCTTCAGTATTAGGCGCAAAAACTGCAAACTTGATTAAGAGTGCAGGAAATGTAATGGTTGGCGTAAAAAGCGCTGAAACTATTAACATTATGGACACAGACGCAATATTTCAGGCAGGCGGAAGCTGCGGATTTACTGCTTCAGGTTCAACAACTTTCACACAAAGAACTGTGACTGTTGGTAAAATTAAAGTAAACGAAGCTTTATGTCCAAAAGACTTAGAAGCTAAGTATTTACAAAAAGCTTTACCTACCGGTTCAATTTATGATTCAATTCCTTTTGAGCAAGAATTCGCAGATAAGAAAGCGAAAACTATTGCTGCTCAATTAGAAACTGCAATTTGGCAAGGCGACACTTCAAGTGTTAACGTAAACTTGAACAAATTTGACGGTTTAGTAAAATTAATCGGCGCTGCTTCAGGTGTTGTTGCTGCTAACGCTTCAACTTACATTTCAGGCGCACCTTTATCTTCAATTACTGCTGCTAACGTAATCAGTATTTTTGACGGTGTTTACTCTGCAATCCCTGCAAAAGTTGTAGCTGCTGACGATATGACTATCTTCTGCGGTCAAGACTTATTCAGAACTTACACAATTGCATTAAAGAACGCTAATAGCTTCCATTATTCAGTTGACGCTAAGGCTGACGGCGAATTCGTTTTACCGGGTACAATGATTAAAGTTGTTGCAGTTGGTGGATTAAACGGAACTAACAAAGTTTACGCTGCACGTTTAAGCAACTTGTTTATCGGTACAGACTTATTGAACGAAGAAGAAAAATTTGAAATCTTCTACGCGAAAGAAGCTGACCAAGTACGTTTTGTTTCTGAATTCAAAATGGGCGTGAATATTGCATTCCCTGACGAAACAGTGAAATTCGTATTGGCTTAATTATTCGGGGTGTTGAAATATACACCCCTTTTTTAAAAATATTTAAAATTATTAACAATGGCGTGTGCATTAACACAAGGATATTCTTTAGACTGTCGCGATAGTTTAGGCGGGATTGTTGAAGTGTATTTTACTGAAGCTGCCAACGTAACTACAACAACTGAAGCAAGCGGTGTTATTACTGCTTTGACTAAGGCTGCGGGGAAACGTTTTTGGAAATATGCTTTAGTTAAAGATACTTCAATGTTCAACCAAACAATGAATGCTTCTGTTGCAAACGGAACTGTATTCTATGCTCAAGAACTTCAGATTGTCCTTAACAAATTACAGACCAATACAAGAAATGAATTATTGTTATTGGCACAAAATAGCTTAGTTGCAGTTGTAAAAGATAGCAACGGAATCTATTGGTATTTAGGAAAAACACGCGGTATTGACTTAACTGCAAATGCAGCAAGTACAGGTACTGCGCAAGGTGACAGAAGCGGTTTCACTTTAACTTTCACAGGTTCTGAACCTGCATTAGCGCCAAGTGTTACTTCAGTTATTGCTTTGGCATTAGAAACACCGGGTTCTTAATAAGCTTGTTTTTCATAGGTTTATAGGTTTGCCGCCGTTCCTTAATTGGTTCGGCGGTTTTTTATGTTACAATTTTATATAAATATGTGACAAAGTAAAGCTAAAAGTTTACTTTTAATGTAACAAAGTAAAGGCAAAACTTTACTAAAATGTGTCATAAATTGCACTTTTTGATGCATATTTTATACATATAAGTCAAATTTGATTATAATATGCAACAAATTGCACTTTTGGCTATTTACTTATATGATTAGGTTAACCAAAGGTCAGACGCAAAATATTATTTTAACCTTAACTGAAAAACAGTTATTGACAAACCCAAATTATTTGTTTGTTTTTACAAATAGAAGTGCAAATACAATAATTAAGTTTGTAAAATTAAATGCAATTGACATAAGCCAATATAAAGACCGTTATAATGAATTTAATATTGTAACGAACACTAATTTTGGGTCAGCGTTAAACGGTCAATATGATTATGAAATTTATGAGCAAACAAGTACGACAAATACCAACCCAACAGGTTTAAATATGGTTGAATCAGGTATTATGGAATTAGTCGGAACGCCTTTTGAATTTACAGAATATCAAACAACAGACACTTACACAATTAGACAATAATGGATTTACGCGTATTAACATTTGCAGAAGCACGCCAACCTGAATTTAAGGAAAAAAGGGGCGAAGGATATATTCAGTACGGCGACCGCAATGATTACCCAATTTATTTGGTTGATTTATTCAATAAGTCGGCTAAACATAACGCCATTGTAAAAAGCAAGGTGCATTATATAACCGGAAATGGTTGGAAAGGCAGCGCAGAATCTGAAACTTTTATTCAGAAAGTCAACAGAATGGAATCTTTGGACGATTTAACGCGCAAAGTTTCATTAGATACCGAATTATTCGGCGGATATTATTTAGAAATCATTTGGTCAGTTACAAAACAATTGGCTGAAATATGGCATTTAGACTATACTAAGATTCGTACAAATAAAGATAATACGCAGTTTTGGTATAAAGAAGATTGGTCAGACAGAAACGAAAAACATAAAGTTTACGCTGCATTCAATCCAAACAATCCTGAAGGAAAACAAATTTTATACGTTAAGGAATACCGCCCAAATATGGGTATTTATAGTTTACCGGGTTATTTTGGCGCGTTAAATTATATTGAATCTGACATTGAAATTTCAAAACATGTATTGGGCAATGCGCAAACAGGATTCAGCGCAAGCAAATTAATTACTTTGCCTAACGGCGAACCTTCAGACGAAGAAAAGCGTAATATTGAAAAACGCTTTACAAATAGATTTAGCGGTTCAGACGGTAAGAAGTTTATTTTAGCTTTCGTAAATGATAGCGCAAGAAAACCAATTGTTGACGATTTAGGCGCTTCAGATATTACCAAAGAAGATTTTGGACGTGTGGATTCTTTAATTCAAACAAACATATTTTCAGGACACCAAATTACAACGCCTTCAATATTCGGTATTGCAGAAGCGGGTAAATTAGGAAGCCGTTCAGAAATGCGCGACGGTTACGAAATATTCAAAAATACTTACGTAAATAGTAAGCAAATGCACCTTGAAAGTGTATTTAATATGTTGGCTAAATACAGGGGTGTTGCTGAACCTGAATTAAGCATTATCCCAACTGAACCAATTGGTTTTGAATTTACTGAAAACTTATTGAAGGAAATTGCACCGAAGGAATGGTTACTTGAAAAAGCGGGTATTGATATGACTAAATATCAGCCTGTTCAAGATACAGTTCGTGTTGTACAGGAAGCGCAATTTAAAGACGATTTCAGCGCCTTTTATGAATTTGGCGAAGCAAAGGACGGTTTTAATGTTTGGAAGCAAAAAACACGCTTTAATGACGATTCTGAATACCAAATGTTTGCAGACGTAAGCCAATTACAAGCCAACGTATTAGATTTGATTTCAAAAGATAAAAGAATTACGGCTGAAGTATTGGCGACAACACTTGAACAAAACGTTGAAACAATTGATTTGGTTATTAGTGATTTAATTGACAAAGGGTATTTAGAGCAAAACGAATATTCAATAGGTCAGGGAATTGACGAAAACGTTATTAATGAATTGACGCTTACTGCGCCATTAGCTGACATATTGGTTAAAGTTCAACCGACAACAAAGGAATTATTAATTCGTTATTCGTACGAATGGAAAACAGGGTTTTCAAATAAGGATAAAAAAACAAGCCGTCCGTTTTGTGTAGCTTTATTAGACGCGGGCAAAATGTATTCACGTTCTGAAATTGAGCAAATAAGCGCAAGATTAGGTTATTCAGTTTGGGACAGGTCGGGCGGTTGGTACACAGTACCGGGAACTAACGAACACGAACCAAGTTGCAGACACCAATGGGTATCAAACATAGTAACAAGAAAATAAAATGAGCAAAAACACGTTATTCATATCAGTACAGTCAATTAAGGATAGAACAGGGTTACACGCTAACGTTGACGAAAAATTAGTTTTACCGGAAATTAAGACGGCGCAGGATATGTACATTTTACCGGCTTTGGGTTCAGCGCTTTACAATGAATTACAAACCGCAGTTGAAGCAAACAGTTTTACGACTTTACAGACGACATTATTGGACGATTACATTGTGGATTGTTTGATTTATTATGTAATGTCTGAATTACCGCAGGGTTTATCATATCAGTTTTACAATAAGGGATTAATTAGAAAAACAGGCGAAAATCAAGAAAGTCCTTCAATGCAGGATATGATTGACGTGGCTAATAGATACCGCGCACGTGCAGAATTTTACAAACAAAGACTTATTAAATATTTAAAACAAAACAATGCTTTATATCCAAACTATTTAAACTTTGGTTCAGGCATTGATTCAATCAAACCTGACAATGAAGGATATACTGTTTCAATGTGGTTGGGCGACAATGGTTGTTGCGGGGACGGGGATAGCAGAAAAACTTTTGAAGAACGTTATCAGGGAAACATTGGTTGTTGTTAATATATGAGTAAACAAGTAACTATTAAAAACCAAAATAAGCTTAAAGTTTATTTGGAAAAAGCAAAAAAGAATGACATTAAACCAAATAGTCAAAGAACTGACAACAATAGGAAACCAACACGAACAAATTGATTTTGTTTATTTTGGGGACGTTTGGGAACGCTTGAGCAATGGCGAAGTAACCTATCCTGCAATGTTTTTTACGTTGACAGGTGCAAGTTATGGCGCAAAAGAAATTGGTTTTTCATTTAGTCTTTATTTTATGGACAGAATGTTAAACGAAGAAACAAACGAAACTGAAGTTTTATCAGATATGACACAGGTTGCCGGTGACATAGTTGCACAATTGCGTTACCCTGAAGATTACCAAATTGTGACTTGGACATTGAACCAAAATTTACCAATTACTTTTTACACAGAAAGCGACCCTGATTATTTAGCAGGTGTAAAATTAGACGTGACGTTAACAGTACCATTTATTAACAATAGGTGTCAAGTACCTTCAAATTATACTTTTTAATGGAATCCAAAAAAATTAATCAATTAGCGACAGAACTTGCGCCTGATTTATCAGATTTAACAATTATAGGCGACCCAACAACCGGAATAAGTAAAAAAATTACGCTTTCACAAATGGCGTCTTTATTTACAGGTACAGTTGAAGAATACGCAAACTTTGCGGCATTCCCTTTGGTTGGTACGGCTGACACTATTTATGTGGCAAAAGATACAAACGTTATTTATAGGTGGGATTCAACTGCGTATGTAGTTTTATCCCCTAATATTATTGCGTCACTTGTATTTAACGACGCGAATGGATTTGACGGAACTATTGCTTTGGTTGGTTCAACTGCAACTTTAACAATTACGACTGCATTAACGCAAGGTTCAGTTCCTTTTATTGGGACTTCAGGTGCTTTAACGCAAGACAATGCAAACTTATTTTTTGACGATACCAATAACAGATTAGGAATAAATACAAATGCGCCAACAACTGCATTGGACGTTTTTGGTTCAGGTATTATTGGACGTTTAAACGGAACTTCAACAAACAATGCTTTTTTAGGCTTTGCAAGTGCAGGGACAAACAAATGGTCAATTGGCAATGTTCAGTCTGACCATAGATTTAGGATTTATAACGACGCAACAACAAGCGAATTAGTTTCAGTTTTACAAACGGGGGAATTTGGTATTGGCATTGCAAACCCAACAACAAAACTTCATATTGACGGCGGTGCAAGTGCATTAATTGCAAATTTAGACGCAAACGTTTCTGTTGCAAAAAGTGTTTCATTTCGTTCAGATAATAGTAATAGATTTAACATTGAAGTTTCAGGCACAGAATCAGGTTCAAATGCAGGTGCAAATTTCTTTATTAGACGATATTCAGACGCAGGTTCTTTAATTGATACACCTTTTACAATTACACGTTCAACAGGTTTAATAAGTTTAATTGGCACTACAAATATTAAGAGTGAAATAACTATTGAAGCGTCTAATTCAACAAATAAATGGAGTCTTTATACTTATACTGACAATTCATTTAGAATGAATTATAATGGTGCAGGAAATGATGAATTTATTTTAGCTTCAGACGGAATTGCAACATTTTCAAGTTTTTTAAATGCAGCTACATTAGTTGCAAATGGCACTTCTATAACTTCAGGTGCAAATATTACACTTATCAATAATAGCGGTGCAAGTGTTAGTAGATTTTATTCATTTGGTGCAAATACTTCAACACGTGGTGGTTTTAAATTTATTGGTATTCATAGTGACCAAGGTAATGCAACTACATTTTTAGATATTACTTCAAGTGGTGCAGCTACTTTTTCAAGTAGTTTAAATTTAGGTACAATTGCAAATAGCGGGGATACTTCTTTATTAAATATAAAGCAATCAAGTACTTCATATAATAATGGTATATACATAGAAAGAGGTGCAGAAAGAAATGGTTATTTTATGTATATTGGTGGCGCAGTTGATTCACTAACATTTAGAAGAAATTATTTTGGTACACAATCAGATGTAATGTCTTTGACACGTGACGGGAATGTTGGTATAAATATAGCTTCACCTGTAAAAAAATTACATATTGTTGATACTGCGGAACAATTAAGACTTTCTTATGATTCAGCAGGTTCAAATTATACAGATTTTAGAAATGATTCAGGCGGTGGTTTATTAATTAATACTTCAGGAAGTTATATTATAAATTATCTTGCGGGAACTGAAAAAACAAGAATTACAACAGGTCAATTAAGAGTTGTTGGAGTAGGTTATAAATTAGCTTTTGATACAGATGGTGTAAATGGTTCAACTGAATTATTTACAAATGGTCAATATGATTTTAGGATTTTTAATTCAAGAGGTGGCGCAAGTAATATAGACGTTTCAACTTATTCTATTGTTTTTGGAACAAATGGTTCTACGCAAAGATATGCAATGGAAACAGGAAGATTGATACCGCTTGCTGACAATGCTTATACAATGGGCGCAAGTGGTTACAGGTGGAGTGCTATTTGGGCGGCAAATGGTACAATTCAAACTTCAGATGAAAGACAGAAAAAAGATATTACACCAACAAATTTAGGTTTAGATTTTATTATGTCTTTGAAACCTGTTTCTTATAAATGGAAAATTGGAAAAAATATTGTTACAAGTGAAGATGAAATTATTGACGAATATGGTGCAACAAAATCAAATGATATAATGACACCAATTGAAGGGACAAGAACACATTATGGTTTGATAGCGCAACAAGTTAAAGAAGTATTAGGAGATATTGATTTTGGTGGTTATGTATATGATGAAGAAACTGATACAATGGCATTAAGATATGACCAATTTATTTCGCCAATGATAAAAGCAATTCAAGAATTAAAAGCAGAAATTGAACTTTTAAAATCTAAATAATGACAATATTTTTAACCATAGTATTTTTAGTTCACTTAATTAGTTGGGTTTTATACCAAAAGCACCAATTTAAAGAACGTGATTTATACGAAATAAAACCAAAGGAAGCATACGAGCAAAATAAAAAATGGCATTTTTGGAAGGGTATAAACCATATTTCAGTTTATGTTTTAGTTTGGTCGCTTTATGGTTTTTGGTCAATGTTTTTATTTGCGACTGCTTTTTGGTTTGGCTTTGACATTCTTTGCAATGTTATTGTTTTAAAAAGACCTGCATTTTATGTAGGGGTAACGGCTGATACAGATAAATTTATTAGAAAGGTCGCTGAACTTATAAAAATTAAACCTGAATATACTTCGGCATTGATAAAAGTATTAATTTTGATAATATTATTAATTTTAAAATAAAAACTATGATTACGTTAAATGAAGAACAATTAAATGAACTAAACCAATTTTGTCAAGAACTGCCAACAAAATATGGCGTGCCTTTATTACAATGGTTTAAAAAAATTCAAGAAGAACAAGCGCCAAAAGAAGAAAAAAAAGACTAAATGACACCGCATAGCAATCAAGCCGACATAGGCACAGGAATAAGCGTTTTAAGCGCTATTGTAAGTATTTCAACAATTCAACCGGTTGTCACATTATTTGCCGGTTTGATTGCTATAATTTCGGGTATAATGGCGATTCGCTATTACTACAACGCAACTAAAAAAGTAAAAAATGATTAAAAATATTGTGATTGCAATTTTATTGGTTGTGGTTGCTTTATTTTTATTTTCAGACCCTTCATACAATGGCGGTTCTGTGACTATTGTACGTGACACAGTTTACCAACAGAAAACTTTTACAAAGTATAAGAAAGGAAATGATATACATTCATATACCATTTTAACCGATTCCGTACAGATTCCTGTACACGACACAATCCGCATTTTATCCGATTATAGCCGCAAATATGCGTATTCAGATACGATTCGTTTTGATACGAATAATATCGTATATATTCAGGACACAATAAGCCAAAATAAGATTACCGGACGTTCAGTTGGGTTAAATATTGCTGAAAAAACTATATATGTTACAAAGACAATACAACCAAAAGACAGAACTGCCATTTATTTCGGCTTTTTAGGCGATTTAAGACAGGATAACAGACAACTTGGTATTGGTGTTGGCATAGCAATTAAAACGGCAAAAAAAGGCATTATAAATGCAAATGCAACAACTAACGGTTATTCTTTGGGATATTATTTAAAATTCTAATATGCGTCAATTCTTTACAGAAGATAATAACCGCCTAAGTATGAAAAGACTTTGTGGGTTTTTATGCACTATTGCCCTTTGTGCTAAATTGATACATACACCGACAGAAGCATTGGTTTATACCGTTGGTGCTTTGGCAGGTGCAGCTTTTGGTTATACAATGGCTGAAAAAATATTTAAAAAGGACTAAGAATGAAGGACGAAAAAACACTTGAACGTATTAAATTACTTCACCCTAAATTAAGGGACGAAGCAACTGAAATGTACGACGAAATTATTGCTGCGCTTACAGGATTTGCAGCGTGTCGTTTTGCTTACACATTAAGAACATTCGCAGAACAGGACGCATTATATGCGCAAGGGCGTTCTAAGCCGGGCGCAATTGTAACAAATGCAAAAGGCGGTCAATCATATCATAACTACGGTTTGGCAATAGATATTGTTTTATTGTTGGATACAGATAAAAACGGTAGCTTTGAAACTGCAAGTTGGGATACCAAAACAGATTTTGACAAAGACGGAAAATCAGATTGGCTTGAAATTGTCAATATTTTTAAAAGGTACGGTTATGAATGGGGTGGTGATTGGAAGTTTTTAGATTTGCCACACTTTCAAAAAACATTCGGAAAATCAATAAAAGAACTGCAACTATTGCATTCACAAAATAAAGTTGACAAAAACGGATTCGTACTAATTTAAACCAAATATGACAAACACAAACCTAAAAACAAAACGCCGCAGACTATTTTTTGACATTGAAACTTCACCCAATATTGGTTTATTTTGGGAAGCCGGCTATAAAAAGAATATAGATTATTCAAACATAATTCAAGAACGTGCTATTATTTGTATCTGTTATAAGTGGGAAGATGAAAAAGAAGTTTATTCGCTTAATTGGGACGCTAAACAGAATGACAAACGAATGCTTCAACAGTTCATTGAAGTTGCAAATATGGCTAACGAAATGGTCGGTCACAATGGGGACAAATTTGACTTGGCTTGGATACGAACAAGGTGTTTGTTTCACGGTATATCAATGTTTCCTAAATATACAACCATTGATACGTTAAAAGTTGCCCGTCAAAAGTTTAGATTTAATTCTAACAGGTTGAATTACATAGCTGATTTTTTAGGTTTAGGTCAGAAAATTAAAACAGAATATAGTCTTTGGAAGGATATACTTTTGCGCAAAGACAAAGTTGCAATGGAAGCAATGATAAAATATTGCAAAAAAGACGTTGTTTTGCTTGAAAAAGTTTTTAAATTGTTAAACAATCATATTGAACCAAAAACGCATTATGGCGTTATATTTGGCGAAGACAGGGGAACGTGTCCCGAATGTGGGTCAGACGATTTGACAAAGAACAATAAAGTCGTAACTGCAACAGGGTTAACGCGAATTCAATACAAGTGCAAAACTTGTAATAAATATCATTCTAAAACCGACAAATAAATGAGCAAAATCCTATATACTATTATTGACGATTTATTGGCGCGTGAAGACAAAGGAATAAAAGAATACGGCAAAACAATGGACAGAATGGATTTGACCGAATTGGATTGGTTGCAGAACGCCTATGAAGAAGCTTTGGATTTAAGCATTTACTTAAAAAAACTTATAAATATTAAAAAGAATGAAAATGCCAAAAGGTTTTAATAAATGGACGCTTCAACAACAAGAAGAATTTTTTATTAAAAAGCTTCAGGAATTATACGATATTGAAAGCGATTTGAAAAGGAATTTGGCAAAGATTCGCGGGGGAAATAGATTGAATTTTAATGAAATAGAACGTCCTGACGAAATCCTTTTAAAAGGTTTATAATGGAAGAACAAAAACCACATACTGAACCTGAAGTTTCTGAAGAAGCCATTGAATGGGAAGAAGCAGAAACAACCACACGCGGTGATTTAATAAGCTGCGCATATTACGCATACAGTACAGTTGAAGATATTGATTTGACTTTGCTTTCAAAAATAGAAGCAAATAAAATACGTCGTATTAGAAGACAATCATTAGACATTATTGCCGAAGTTATTGGCGAAATGCACGCCGAAATATTTGATTTAGGCGAAGAAGACTAAAATTTTTAGTAACTAAATTATTTAGCAATTACCGTTCATCATTTTATTTAACCGTTCGTCACTATTTATTTGGTTGGTATGTGTATAACCTGTATATTTGTTGTATAATAGTTCTTTATTTATTCATTCATTAAAACCAACACAAATGAAAAATGAAACAATGAGTTTCAAAGAAATTCAAAAGCTTTGGAATTCACAACACTTTCTTGAAAGGCTTGTATTCTTGATGAACAAATTAAAAGTTTTACAAGATGAAGCTGAAAATTTATCAGAATTAGAGTTTAAAAAACTTCCTGATAATTACAAGGTTCAAATTTATCAAGTATTAAATTAAAAAAATCAGGGGTGCGCCTGTAACGCACAATTTTTATGACTATAACAAACGAAACAATTGGCGAATTGTATTTAAGAAACACAAACCGCGCCGCAGATTATGCAGGTGCTTTGGGGTTCAGTCGTGGAACTTTAAATTTAATTTTAAAGTATGTCAAAGAAAATGACATTGAACGTATTGAAAGCCTTGCACACGAAGCATTAGAAGAAATTGAAAACGTATTTATTAAACATCAAATAAATTTATAATGAATCATTTACACGAATTAGACAAACTTCGTAACAATGTTAGTTACTGCGAATGGCTTTTTGATATTAGCACCGCATCAAATGCACGTAAAAGGTTGGAAATGGTAAAAAATGCACGTCAAGATTTAAAGGAATTTAAAGCAAAGTATTTTCCGCATTTATTAGTTCAGCCAAAAAGCAATTTTCCAAAAGAACCTTTTGTGCCAATGTCAACTTGGTCAGAAAAATTTGAAGAATACGGAGATATGTATTAAATTTATAAACCTAAAACAAACCTATGAAATTAGTAAAAATTCAGGCGGAATTAAAAGCGCCCAAAGGACAATTAAACAAATTCGGCAATTACCGTTACCGCAGCGCCGAAGATATTATTGAAGCGGTAAAACCAATACTGCACAAAAACGGTTGCGCGTTAATTATAACCGACGAAATTGTGCAGGTTGCTGACCGTGTTTATGTAAAAGCGACGGCGGCAATATTTGACCAAGACAATATTGACTTTCAATTTACTGCGCACGGTTGGGCGCGTGAAGAAGAAGTAAAAAAAGGAATGGACGCCGCACAAATAACCGGGTCAGCTTCTTCTTATGCCCGCAAATATGCGCTAAACGGACTGTTTGCAATTGACGATACCAAAGACGCAGATGCAACAAACGAACATAAAGACGAAGTCGGGAATGACAAACGTTTATATTTGTTAACTTTGTTGGAATCCACTACATACGACGAACAGGCAAAAGAAAAGTTGGCTATTCGTATTGAAGCATTAACAACAAAAGAATCATACGACAAAGCTTTATTAAACCTGCAATTAAACCAAATACAGGACAAAGACCGTATTGCAATGGGTATGAATTACAATCAAACAGACATTAAGAAAACAACAAAAACAAAATAATGCGCGAATATACCATTGAAGAATTAACGAACAAAGCGGAACGAATGTTGGACTTTTTACAGAAGCCATTACCTAAAAACGATACGCCTGATTATCACGATTCATTAATTAAACGTTTAGATACTTTAAATATTGCAATGACACAATCAGGTGAATACAGAACCGCCGCAGAATATAAAATTGAATGCGTTATTGACGGGGAAATTGGCGACAAAATAGGTGAAATAATGGACGGCAAACTTGCAACGTCAACTGTCAATATGTGGATAAAAAGCAAGGCGCGTGAATGGTCAAGATTAAAGAACGCATTTGACAGAATAAACGCTTCTTCAGTTCACCAAATAGACGCAATTCGTTCAATTCTTAGTTGGGAAAAAGCCAAAATAAACCTATAAAAAATGAATCAAGAAACCTATCAAGATTACGAAAATGGAATGCAAAATTTGCTTCCAATGGAACGTCAAATGTTATTAGCAAAAGTTTACCATTATTGTTGGTATTCACCCGAAGCTTATCAGGAACTAAGCGCATACCTTGCAAAATGGGAAAATGAATGTGAATTTAAAGCAGTATTTTTTAATCAGGAATCAGAAGATTCCACAAACCAAATATAAAATGTCAGAAGTAAAAAAAGAATCAATCGGTGCTTGGAAACGTACAACACCAAAGGGCGAAGTAATTAATTTCACAATAAACGGTCAACGTTATAATATGTGGGTAAATGGTTATAAAGATAAACCTGCGCAACCTGACTTCAAAATATATGAAGACAATTACGTTGCACCAACAGATACAAAACCACAGTCAAAACCGGATTTTAAACCATTGTCAGAAGACGATTTATTTTAATTATGAATGAAGAACTTAAAAACGAATTGGTGCAATGTTATAAAAACAGTTTATCAAGCTTAAAAATGATTCATAAAACGTTAGTAAGTGCGAAAGTTATAACAGAAGATTTTGCAGTTAGTAAAGGCGCAACAGACATTAAACCGCACAGATTGATTGAATTAGTACAGGACGTATTTGAAGCAGACGTTTTGGCTAAGAATAGGAAACAGGGTACAATCTTTGCGCGTAAAGCAAGTGCATATATTTTAAGGAAATATACACAATTGTCTTTGAACGAAATTGCGCCTTTAATTGGGGTCGGTGACCATACAACAGTTATTTACAATATTCAAACTGCTTCAGATTTAATTGACACAGAAGATTGGTACAAAGAAAAAATTGACCAAATTGAAGAAGATATTGAAAGTTTTAATAACTTTGTAAGGAAATAAGTAAATGCGTTATGCAACAACGCAGTATCAAATATATTGGGTCAAGGGTTTTACAGGTAGTTGCATTGCCTGTTTGCCTGCGACCCTTTTTTTATTATGGCAATATTTAGAAAAATACACGTCAGCTTTTGGAAGGACGAATTCATTGAAAGTCTGACACCTGAACAGAAGTTTTTTTATTTGTATTTAATGACAAATGACCGGACAACGCAATGCGGCATTTATGAAATTACAATAAAACAAATGTGTTATGATACAGGGTACAATGAAGACACAATTAAAAAGCTAATTGAATTCTTTACAAAATGCGGTAAAATTCAGTATTCTTTGGCTACAAAAGAAATTGCAATGAAGAATTGGCTGAAATACAATGATTCAACTTCACCAAAGGTAAAATCCTGCATAAACAAAGAACTTCTGAAGGTAAAAGATAGAGTATTGATACAGTATGCATACAGTATGGATACACATACGCAAGAAGAAGAAGAAGAAGAACAAGAAGAAGAACAAGAAA